TTATTAGATATATCAAAATCATTTGGATAGTGTGTGCTTATGTAAAACCTTTTGTCTGTGTTGTCTAAGGCTTTTTTTACGCATGCTCCAACAAATTTACCAGCTGTTTTAGGTATATGTAAAAAGTATAGCTGCTTCATAGACTAATCTTTTGGAAGGTCTTTTATGGCTTCCTCGTAGTATTCAGGAGTTGGGTTAGAATACCAATCATTTAGTGCTTGAGATGACATTGTTCTTGTTTCAAATACTGGCGCTCCAGCATCTGAATGTAGTCTTAGCTCAGTAGTGTATGTTCCATCTTCATTTGGAGAGTAATGCACTCTTCCAATCTCAATGGTGAAGCCATAATCATATGCATCTCCATTTATATCAATACCTTTTGATCCTTCTTTATTAATCATGCTTCATCTTCCTTAATTATCATATCGTTGACCGCTCCTTCTGGAACACGGCCTTCTTTTACTGCATTTTCTTGATTTCTACGTGCATTTGATTTTATATCTGCAGTGGTCAAGCTTTCTTTGAATCCTTCTGGCAACTTAGATTCATCATCTAAGCCAGCGTATGGATCTTCTAGCAATGGGTGTGCTTCTCCAACTGCCCATTGTCTTTTTAGCTGGAACTGATGAATTCTTTCTTTAAGAATCATGCGCTCCATTTCTTGCAACTGTGCTTCTGAATACCATGCGTCTGCATAGTCCCAAAAAATCACAATAGTGTATCTCGTACCGCCAGTAATTTCTGTTACACTATGTATATTTTCTGTTCCGCCTGGGAAAGAAACAAAAGAGCCAGCTGGTGGGACAACGTCTAATCCATAATCTCTAAACTTTAAAACACCACCAGTATAATCTGGTTGTGAGTTTAGATATATGCCAGCGTACTGCTTATTATCACTCCAGCCCATATCATTACCATCCAGGTCTGAACTATCGGAGTGATCATTTGCGTAAGCTCCGAGCTCCCATTTCTGAGCATGCATACTATTAATTTTCATTGGTCTGCCTGCTGCATCAGATACGTATTGAATCATTCTCTCACGAAGCTTTGCCATATATTCTTCTGTTATTGTTGTGCCATGCTCTTTATCAAAAGGCGAAACAACATGCATGCCATAAGAACCATAGAAGCAGATATATCTCCACTCTTCAGAATTAGCATTAAAGAATTTAATTAACTCTTCACACTCTTCCTTAGATATAAAGTTATCGTATTGCCAAATCCCAGTTCCTCCTCCTCCGAGAAGTTTTCCTCCGAGCTGACTAACTACCTGTGTTTCTGACATGATGTCTCCCTTTTCAATATGTATTTACCCAATTATACCATTTCTTGGTTAAGCGGATAGTATTTTTGACAAAGCATTAATTGTTGCTGCAATTCTGCCTATGTCACGAAGCTGCTCTACAGAGTAGCCCTCCTGCTTTAATGTTTCATAATGTGCTTTTACACAGAAATGGCATTTTCCAATAATAGAAGATGCTAAACTATATGCTTCAAATTTTGCTTTTGTGGTGCCACCATGAGAAGCAATAGAATTCATTCTAAGCTGGGCTGGAAGCCCAGATAAATTTTGATCATCTGCCATCTCGATATAAGGATACCACACGTTATTTTGTGCCATAATGGCACCAGCAGTAAGGGCTGCATTCCTTTCAACATCATCTGTTGCGCTTGCTGTAATAAAAGCAAGAAGCTTTCCATTACCAGTTGCAAAAGCTGAGGCGATAGAAAGATACATGGCATGCTCTGAATCAATAGTTGACCTATTAATTACGGCATCAAGGTTTAACTTAATGTCTTTAGCATATTCTGGAAGAGAATCCTTAAGCTGGTCAACCCAAGTCATTACAAGGTTTCTCCACCCAATGGTCTATTACATGCACATAGCTCACCTGTTTGTAGAGCATCAAGCACACGCAAAGCTTCAGCAGGGTTTCTACCAACATCTAGGTTGTTGCATGTAACATGCTGAATAATGTTATCTGGGTCTACAATAAAGGTAGCACGGTATGTAACACCAGATGAGTGATGGACTCCCAAATCATTTGCTAGCTGATGGCCTGTGTCTGCAAATGACCAAGAATTTGTTTTCTTTAGATCATCGTGTGCGTTACGCCATGCAATCTTACAAAATTCATTGTCTACGGACCCAGTCATAAGAACTGCATCTCTATCATTAAAATCATTTACCAAAGCATCATATGCAACAATTTCGGTTGGGCATACAAATGTAAAATCTTTTGGATAAAAAGCAATTATTTTCCATTTACCTGGAAATGACTCTTCTGTTATAATTTCAAATGAGCTATCTTCGTAAGACAATGCTCCTGGCTTAACTCCGACTACAGCAAATTTATTTAGTTTATCTCCGACTGTTTTCATAATATTCTTTCTTTTATTTATAGCATACAACATGTATACTACTTATTATACAATAGTTATTTGGCCTGGTCAATAGATTGTTTTGCTTTTATTTTAATCCATTGACCTATTTTTCCCCTGTTAACTTTTTCTATTAAGACTGGGGCAAAGCTTTCATTTTTAATCTCTGATCCAATATACTCTTCGCCTGTTTCAAGGTCTACTATCTTATATTTTCCTGGTGCTTTAGTATGTATAATGAGATCAACCGCCTCATCAAATTCAGAGACGGTTGATCCATTTAGCAATTTTCTAATTTTTATAATCCAAGTCTTCAATAAAATCTACTGCATCATCAATTGTGCGCTGATGTTCTTTATAGCAGCTGCCACACTTAATGCACATTTACTAGATCTTCTTTCTGCCAGTCTTCTTAGGTGGTTTTGGAATTAAGCTTGTTTCTCTTCTAATTCCATGTTTGTTAGTGTCTACCTTCATACCTTGTCTTGGTTGTTTTCTAGTTGCTTCTCTACTTGTAACAGCTCCTGCGGGTGCACCGCCTGTTGGTGGTGTTACCATGCCAGTGCCATCTTCTTTTTTAAAATTACTCATTTATAAATTGTCTTGTCTGCTCTGGGGTTGAAGACATGCTCAGTGTTAAGCCTGAGTCTCCATCTCTTGAAGCATCAACAATATTTGCCTGCGTTCCACCCATAGTGCTTCCTAGGGTTTCACATCCACATTCGTAACACATTAGCCGTTTCTATTTTCCCAAGCCCATGCAGCAAACTCAGGTGTTCCTGGTGCTGGGACTTCTGTTTTAGTTGCGGCTGGTGCGGTTGGTGCGGTTGGTGCGGTTGGTGCGGCTGGTGCTTCTGCTTTAATGTTTTCCATATTACTTACCACTCTGTCCTACGCCAGCACCATCTTGTGTTGACTTATCTGTAACAGGAAATGCTGAGCCTGTGTTGTCTGAATAGTGTGCGTTGATATTGTTTGTTCCTGCTGGTGTAGCGGCTTCAAATCCGCCACCGTTAATTCCATTTGTTGTCATTTTATTGCTCCTATAGGTTATTAATTTAAGCGGGACTAGTAATCCGCTTATAGAACTATTATAGCATTATTTTGATCAGGCCGACTTTTAAGGCTTTTCTCTAACGTCTGGTAAATTAAATATAATTCCAGCCCTAGGCTCTTCGCAATAAAGCTCGTGCATAGTTTCCTGTGGAAAAAATAGAAGGTCCCCTGGCTCCATATGAAATTCTTCTGAGTACCCATCTTCTGGGTAACTTATAGTCCATATAGTTGTGCCTTGGCATTGTAGTGAAAATGCATCCCAATGATCTCTATGAGCATGCACTATTCTTGGGCCTACTGAAACTTTGGGTCCAGATACACCCATTCCTATTCCGTTTATATTTTCAAAATCTTTTAAAAAAGAGGACATTGTGCTGAAGTAGCCCATGTGTGTAATTTGTGGGCTAAAATATACATCATTTGCTATTACAACATTTCCAACTATTTTTTCAGTTTGCGAAGTGCCATTAGATAAAGTCATGTTGCCCTCAGACTTAACTTCTTCAAATATGCAGTTTAAAAAATCTTGCCATGATGGTACGTCAGTCCAATAGGCTTTATGAAGGTATCCCCTATGATTTTCTTTTGCTTTTAGTATTTCTTCTCTTATATTAATCATGATTTAAACTCCTTATGCCAACATTTATCACAAATATCTATAATTGGTCCTTCTTTTCTTGATGCAATTCTTGTTGCTTTATTACTACATTCTTTAGACCATTGACAAATATCTTCAAACACTACTTAGATCCCTTTGCCTTCTGTCCTCTGTAGCCAGTTTTTTTAATATTCATTGATCCAGGCTTTTTTTGTCCGCTTGTATATGTTCCAGCTTGTCTTTGAGCAAGAGCTCTTTGCATTTTATCTAGATGTTTTCCCATTATTTAACCTTATTTCCAAATTTAGACCATGCTCTTTCATGTAAGAAATATCCAAACATTTCGCATGCAGTATAGATAATTGCAAATGTGCCAGCGTATTCCCAATGAGCTTCGCCAGTAATAGCCTTTTCAAAAAAATAGACTAATGTGCCAACAAATCCAATATGCACTGCTGGCCATGTAATTGATTTATATAAACTTCTTTTATTTGATTCCATAATTCTATTATACTATTTGTTTAATAAAATGTAAATGGGGCGGATATTTCACCGCCCCACAAACATTAATTACTTAACTAAAGTAACTTTAGCCTTTGGGTTCTTTGCATTCCACTTTTTAGCAAGTGCATTGAA